TATTAAAAATATGAATGCTTGGGTAAGAAAACGCACGACTCTATTCAATTTTATTGACAAAAAAATAAAATTAGATAATGACAAATACAATTTAGTATCATATAAGATATCAGAAGAATCCACAAAAAAAATATCATCAAGGATAATTTATTGTAATATTAATATACACAAAGAAGTGTTATTTACAGATATAACAATAGATTTTTCAGAATATGATAAATTTATAAGAAAAACAAAAATTGAAAATTTATCAAAAATATGAGTTTATACACAAATGATGATAAATCATTATTGATATTTTTTGATTTTTTTGTGAAACAAAAAAGCAATGAAAATAAAATTTATATGTATTTCATTCTATCATCATATGATGATAGAATGAGAGTTAGATTATATTATCATCATAAAAATATAAATCTTAGATTTTTAGATACTGAATTATTATTAACTGATTATTATAAATTTATAAGAAAAATTAAATTAAATAAATTAAATGAAAATAAATAAATTTGAATTATTAATTTATATAATAAATAACATTGAAATGTTTTATAAAAATGATGAATATATCATACATAGAATTAAATATAAAGTAATTAGAGAAACATTATGTATAAATATCACATATCTAATTTTTTGTGATTCAGAATTAGCAACAGACATAACAACAAATATAAAAATAATAGATTATATCAGAGAAACAAGAAGGATAAAAATAAAAATGTTAAAAAAACATGAACATATCAAATAAAGACATGATTATTTACGTATTAAATCATGACGAAATTTTCACACACAATTTAGATTATCAGATGGATTATGTGAATTTTTGGATAAGTCCAAAAAAAGAAATTATAACAATTATGATAACTTATTTAATATCAAACAATAAATACACTATGATGAGCTATAACATTAAAGTCTATGATTACCTGAAATTCATAAGAAAAAGAAAATTATCGAATATAACAAAATGATAAAAATAAATCCTACTACTAATTTTAAATCATTCACTTCATATAAAAACAATATATTTAGTTCACATTGTATTTATGACAATAGTAAAAAATTTGATATACTACTTAATAAATTAATTTATTATAAAAATAGGGATGTTTATTTTAGTTCTATACGAGCTTTAGTTAACGTAATGAAAGTAGAAGTAAAAACATTAAATGAGTATGAAATATACGATTTTATTACAATTTTTAATTACGTTATAAGTGTTACTGATACTAGTAGAACAGAATTAGGTGGATGGTATTTTTATATCAATCAAGATATAAATGACATAGAAAATATGACACTAAAAGAATTTCATAAAATCATTGATAGTGATAACTATAAGATAAAATACATCAGAAAAATAAAAATAAACAAATTATCAAAATTATGACAGAATATCATAACATAGATTATACAATGACTCTTGATAATGAAAAAATAGATGATGAAAGAATATATAACATCATAAAAAATCATGTGAATAATTATATAATGATATATAAAAAAAAGCCTCATATTTATGTGAGTGTAGATTGTATTAGTTTTCTACTGTTTGGTGTTGATTTTAAAATGAAATCTTTAAAATTATCTAAACCTTATATCGGAATACTATGTGAATGCTATATCTACGTAGTTAATGAATTAGATAAAAATGATTTTTATTTATCAGACAATAATATAAATTATAAACAATTTAAAAGAAAGTTGAAAATAGAGCAACTAAATAATTCTTCTTATGAAAATAGTAAAATTTAAAGTTGAAATATTTAATGATACAATTATAAATACTGAAAATTTTTATAAATTATTATCTGAAAAATTATCTGAAAAATTTGGTGATCATGGTGTGAATATTATAATTAGCAGAAAAATGATTTCTAAATTAAATTATCTAAATTGTAATTATACAGTTCCTATAAGATATTTAGTTAATTATTATATCGGTGATAATGACGTTTTTATTTCTCCATATTATGATGGAGATGGAGATGATATTAGATTATCTGGTAACCTTATTTTAAAATATTACAGAAAATATTACAGAAAAGAAAAATTAAAAGAAATATGTTCAAAAGAGGAGATAAAGTAATTTGTATTAACGAAAAAATCAGAAAAAAATTTAATTTAACAGAGAGTTTTTATCTTGTAGGATCAGTCTGTTCAAAACTTGAGTCAATTTATTCATATGATTTAATTGTAATTGAAGGAGAAAGATATGGTTACAATGCTAATTATTTTTTAACTATAAAAGAATATAGAAAACAAAAATTAGAAAAAATATGTCAGATACAAGACTAATAGATTACATAAAAAATCTCAATCTTAAATCAACAACACTGTATTCTGATAATGAATATATCATTGATTATACTTATTCAATAGTAATTGAGTTTAGCATAAATGTATTTTTTATTGACAGAAAATGTGAGTATCACAAAAATAGATACACCTTAATACCTGATTTAAAAACTTTAAAATATATTTATAACATTAAAACAGGTAAGGATATAGAAGCATTAATGAGAAAAGAAAAACTCAAACAATTAGAATTATGTTCAAATCAGGAGACAGAGTAGTTTGTATTAATAATTCACATTTATCATCTACTACCATATTATCATTAAATAAAAATTATGAAATACAAAATAGTGGTAGTAGTGATAATGATTATGATTGGGTTTCATTAGAAAATATATATTATTATGAATATAATGCTGAAAGATTTATATCAATAAAAGAATATAGAAAACTTAAGATAAAACAATTAGAATCATGCTCAAATCAGGAGATAAAGTAATGTGCATTAACAATACACTTTTACATGGTAAAAACAAATTATCATTAGATAAAATTTATACAATCAATTATAGTGATGTTTATAATGATAAAATTCGTATAGAAGATATTGGATATTTTTATCATCCTAGTAGATTCAAATTGTTGTCTACTATGAGAAAAGAAAAACTTATAAATATATTCAAAGTTAAAAAATAATAATTTTTTTAATACTTTAATACTATTATAGTTTATATTATATATCTTTGTATAATTAAATAATTAAATAATTAAATAATAAATTAATGAAGCAGATAATAACAAAACATGATTTGAAATTAATTGTAGGAAAATTCATAATCGAAATAAATTCAGATGAATCTACATTAAAATTAACAGATGAAAACGTTAATATAGATTTCTATCTTGAAAAAAGAGTTAGATGGATTTCTTTTGGTGGAGACGGTATAATTAAATCAGATTTATATGGTGGTTCATTAACTATAACAGAAGATAGATTTGTAGAATGGTTTAATGAATATATCGGGACAACAAAAGGAGAACGTTTTCATAGACTTTTATATTCTACAGAATTAGATATTGTATTTGATTTTATAAAAAGTAGAAATTATTAATATGATAACAGACGAACAATATATTGAAGCGCAAGAAATTATAAAGAAATACGAACAACAACCATTTGAAATTATTGTTGATCGTAGAGTTACTGGAAGACAAAATTTTTGGTTTCATAAAATACCAAAAGAAAAATTAAATGTGAGAATTATCACCAAAGATGATGGCGAAGTTTATTATACCGGATTTGGTGAATTTTATGATAACAATGAATGGTATATTATAAATGATGGTTTATATAAAAATAGAATTATATTAAGAGGAGTTTGCAATAAAGTTTAAAATGAAAAGAGGAGACAAAGTTATATTTAGTGATACATTTTATGAACATCATAAAGATATGACTGAAAATAAAAATAGTATTTTCACGATAAATTTTGTTAATTATTACAGTGGAGTAGTTACTTTACGTGAGTTTCCAAATTTTAATTTTGGATATATTCATTTAGATAAATTATCAAAAATAAGAAAAGAAAAATTAAATAAATTAAATAATATATGGAAACATTCATAAAGTATGCAGAGGTAATAATGTCATTAATGATTTATATTCTGTTTGCTTTTATTTTTAATGATAGTCTATGGATTTTCAGAGATTGGATATCATTATTATTTTATATTATATTTGGAGGTATATTTGTTTGTTTAGTTGGATTAGGAAAATCAATATTTAATTAAAAAAATCATATTAGAAAATTCAAAAAAAAAGAAGAAATTAAAAATATATAATCATTAAAATAAAAAATTATGAATAAATTCGGAGTTATTTTAGCAAGAATTCAGCCAGTACACAATGGACATATGGCATTAATTAAAAAAGCATGTGATGAAAATGAATCTGTCGTATTATTAGTTGGAAGTGCAAATAAAGTTGATTCAAGAAATCCAATTCCAGTAAGTATTAGAATTGAAATGCTAAAAGATGCATTAAAAGAAGCTAATTTGATTGATAAATGTAAAATTATACCATTAGATGATTTAACCACTGAAAGTGATAATTCAATAGAATGGGGATTTTATCTCTATACTAAAATTGTAGATCAAATTAAAGATAGTTGTTTCACTATGTATTATTCTGATGGATTTGAAATTATCACTAAATGGTTTCCAGGATTTATGTTTAAAAATAATGTATCTCTTGTTCTATTAGCAAGAGGCACGGTTGAAGATGGGGTATCAGCCACAGAAGTTCGAAAGGCGATACTCAGCAATGATGCAGATTTAAAAAAAATTGTACCAAAATCAGTTTATATCAACCGAAATACTATTAAATCATTCATTGAGTTAAATAAAGAAAAATAATGACAAACGATCCATTTGATAGTGAAGAATTTAAAACTGCACATATGCACATGTGTATTGAAGGATGGTATCATAATTTTATGGGTGAAAACTATCCAAAACCATTCGAAGAAGTTTATTATCTTACTTCTAATTTAGAAGAAGTTGAAAGATATATGACTGCATATGAAGAAAAATATGGTACTAAACTAAAATATAGAATAGATGGTGCATTTTATTTTATATCTCAAGTTAAATAAATATTATGAATATTATGAACATAATAAAAAAAATTAATAAATTTTTTATTGAATTAAGTAAGAGTCCTTCATTATGTGATCATAAATGGACTAATGATCCTAATCCTAAAACATTATATGCAAAAGCTGGCTGGTATTCAATTGGTGGATATCCTGAATGTGAAGAGAGAAAATGTGTAAAATGCGGCAAAACACAAGAAAGATAGAAAATGAATAAAGAAGAATTAATAGAATTTTTGAAAGAAAATTTGACAATAGAAGTAGAATTAGTACCACATGAAAGAGGTTATTGTAAATCTGATTCTTATGGTGTTAAAGTAAGTATTTTTTTAGGAGAAGAAGTTATATCAACAAGTGAAACAGATTCAATTTAAATATTATGAATATAGATAGAAAATTAGCAACAATTCAAGTAATTAAAGAACTTTCTCCAATAAAAGGCGCAGATAGAATTGAAGTCGCACGCATAAAAGGTTGGAAAGTAGTAGTTAAAAAAGACGAATTTAAAGTAGGAGATAAAGTAGTATACTTTGAAATTGATTCACTTTTACCAATCAAAGAAGATTTTGAATTCCTAAGAGGTAGTTCATATATAAAAAATGATGAACAAGAAGGATTTCGTCTGAGAACTGTAAGATTACGTAAGCAAATTTCATGTGGGTTAATAATGCCATTATCAATAATTGAAAGTTTAACTAATGGTAAAATCATAATTGAAAATAATATACAAAAACTAATATTATAAAAACCGACTTCATAAAATCTATATATAGAATAAAAACTATATATTTATGAAGATAGAATACAAAATTTACATTATAAGAAATATTATAAATAATAAAATTTATATAGGTAAGACATCTTATACAATTGAAAAAAGATTTAATAAGCACAAATTAAATGCACAAAATAAAATAAATAGAAGATTATATGATTCAATGAATCACCATGGTTATGATAATTTTAAGATTGAAGAAATATGCACATGTGATAATAATATAGATGCAAATTCAATAGAGATATATTATATAGATTATTATAATTCAACAAATCCTAAAATAGGATATAATATGACAATAGGAGGTGATGGAGGTAATACTGGAGTGTATTATCATAAATCTCCATATGATTGGTGGGTTGAAAAATACGGTAAAGAAAGAGCAGATGAAATTAAAAAAAGGGTATATGAAGATGTATCAAAAAAATTATCTGAAAAATACACAGGTATGTCTTTTAATGAAAGATTTGGTGATAAATGTGAAGAAGTTAGAACTAAATTAAGTAATACATTAAAAAGAATTGGACATAAACCACCAACACAATATTGGAAAGATAATAACCATCCACTTTTAGGTAAACATCACAAAAAAGAATCATGTGAAAAAATATCCAGAGCTAGATTAGGTAAAAAGTATGAAGATATTTTTAGTGAGGAAAAAACAAATGAATTAAAACAAAAGCATTCTGATAATTGGAAAAATGAAAAAAATCCAAATTATAAACCTCCTTTAACTAATGATGAAAAAAAATTATTTCTAAAATATATGAAAGAAAATAAATATTTAAATGAAATTTCAATATTATTAGATAAAACTGAATATGAATTGAGAAAATATTTAAGAGAAATAAATATAGAAAATTATACATCATTCAGAATAAATAAAAATAAAAACATATTAATTGATAATATACTAAAAAATATATAAAAATGAAAGAATTTATATTAGAAGAAGGATTTGATTTAACTGAACTATTAGGTATTGTAAAATATGAAGTACCAATTCCTGATGAAATGAAAGCGGATGTAGTTGGTCCTATTCCATCCTTTATTTCAAAAACGAATGAAGAACGCATACAAAATTTATCAGATGATTTTGAAGAATGGAAAAATGAAGATATTCTTTTTTATGAAACAGAAAAACTTGACGGACAATCTACTACTATGTATTTACGTGATGGTGTATTTGGTGTTTGTGGTAGAAATTGGGAATACAAAAGAAATCCAGATAATTTAATGTGGAAATTTGCAATTGAGAATAAAATTGAAGAAAAATTAAGAGCATACGGTAAAAATATAGCAGTTCAAGGAGAATTGATAGGATCAGGAATTGAAGAAAATAGATACAAATTAAATTACAAAACTATTAAATATTTTAGAGTATTTAATATAGATGAATATAGACTAGAAGATTATACATCTTTTGTTTATATAATAAATTATGTATTAGACGGTGACACTGTTCCTTTAATTTGTAATGAATATAAATTACCTGATACTATTGATGAATTGTTAAAACATGTAGAAGGAAATTCTGTATTAAATACAACATCAAAACGGGAGGGAAGTGTATTCAAATCACTGGATTCATCAATAAGCTTTAAAGTTATAAACAACGAATACTTGTTAAGTGATTAATAATCAAAAGATTGCGGGAGAATATTTAATATATTTATAATATATATCATGATCTTGCATCTTTTTTGTAATGTGTTTAATATAAGTAATTTACAATGGTAGAATTAAAATTTAAAATTAGTGATGAGGCTTTTGATTTATTAATGAAAATTAATAATGAAAAATATGTAGAGTATCGAGACACCCGATATGAAACTATAGAGGAGTTTGAAAATAGTTCAAATCAAACAATGACTCTTGATTCTTTCAAAGCCAGAAATGTTGGTGGTACACTTTATTTAATTCATGAACTAACAAAATATAATCTAATTTGTGAAGATGAAGAATCATGGCATCTCACTTTTAAAATTTCTGATGTAGGAATAGAAATCATTGATAATGTTATTAGAAAAATTAAATTAGAAAAATTAGAAAAAATATGAAAATAGTAATAGTAGATGGTTGTAACAGTTGTGTTTATTCAATATCATCAGAAATAATAA